GATTACATTGTTATTGACAACACCGTTTTCACGCCCGCAAGCCGCGTTGTCTCAACGGACGGCGGAACCATCGAACTTGACCGGGCAAGCTACGAAAACGGGATTATCACACTTGAATAGGGGTGCATGACATGGCTAACGCAGCAGAAGCATTCAGAATCAAAGGCGAACTTTACGGGGTCGTTGACGATACAGCCCGCGAGACGGCAAGCGCCGCGACGGTGCTTGAAGAGTTCGACCGGCAAAAGAGCATCGGGCAGTATCCGGGGCGCTCGCTCGCTGACGCGTTCGCGGCGGAGATTGCAGCGAAGGGCGATATTTACGCGTGGCTTCATTCGCGCGTGCAGGACGCTGACTTTTCGGGCTTGCGCATCGGCGATTACATGGACGTGCCCGTTGCCGCTGGCTCCAACGTTCCCGCTCAGACGGTGCGCTATCTTCTGGCGGCTGTTGACCCGTACTATCAGTGTTCAGATTCGCCAATGCCGCACCACCTTGCGTTCGTGCCCGCCGCGCCGGTTCTTGTGAGCGGCAGCAAGGCCACCAACACAAGCTATATCATGTGGAACACCACTGCCACCAACAACGGAAACGCCACCGTCAAAGAACCCTACCTTGCCAGCCACCTTCACGGTTGGGAGATCAACGACTATCTGCCAGCCCTTCCGGCGGCGCTTCGCAACGTGCTTATCAACCACCGTTCGTTGTGTGAACAGCGCTACGGCTCTTCTGCGCTGACCGAAGCGAGCGGGTGGGGCTGGGCTGACCTTGGTAAAGTGTGGTCGTTGTCAGAAATGGAAGTTTACGGGTGCGCCGTATGGGGTTCAAAGGGCTATTCGGTGGGCATGGATTGCCATTTCCCGCTGTTCGACAGCACGGCAAGCCGCATCATGGGTGGGCGCGTCGCTTGGTGGCTTCGTTCCGTCATGGGCGGTTCGGCTTCCAGCGTGTGCACTGTCTACAGCGGCGGCGGTGCCGGCAACGATTAGGCCACCGGCAGCGGCGATGCCGGCCACAGTTCGGCCGCGCATGGTTGGGTTCGCCCGCGCCCGTGCTTCCTCATAGGCTGACAAGCCGTTGCATGACGCTATGCCCGCGCCCGCCTTGCGCGGGCGCACTGGAAAGGCAAGCTAATGAGTACCGTACTGGAACGCTACCGCGATTTAAGCAACTTCGAGTATTTCACCACCGCAACTAGGGTGCGCAAGGAGATAACGGCGCTTGTGACTTCGGCGGCAATGCCGAAGTCATACCGCTTCGTTCTGGCCGTGCCTATGGCAGAGACGGCAAGAAGCCTTGTAAGCAACCTTGTGACGGCAAACGCGTTCTACCCCAACACCGAACACAACGTGACGCAGCGGCGGCATTACATGACGCTTGCCGTTGCCAACTGCGAACAGCTGTTGCAAGACCTGCAATGCCTGATTGATCTTGGCATCATCAAGGTTAGCCGGTGCGTGCGCATCGCCGATGATGTGGAAACGGCGGCGAAGCTCATAAAGGGCGCAAGAAAGGGTGTGAAACTCATTGGGCAGCGGTAAAATAGCGTCGCGTTGTGCCTTGTTTAGCGCGTCAATTGGTGGCTTCGTTCCGTCATGGGCGGTTCGGCTTCCAACGTGTGCAATGTCAACAGCAACGGCAATGCCAACAACAATTCGGCCACGAATGGTTGGATTCGCCCGCGCCCGTGATTCCTTTGCACTGCCAGTCATTGCGGACACGTCCGCAATCCGTGCGCAAGAGGAAGGAAGGTGCAACGTTCGGCCACATGGCCGTAAATATGCACCCCGCAGGTACCGCAGACCGCTGCTTGCATGGCGCAGGTTTCGGCATTCGCTTGCGTTTCATTGCCGGTGCCTAAGCGGCTATTGGATGCCGATTGCAAGCCGTGCGGGGTGCCCATGAAATCCGAAGAGCGGCGGGCGGCAAGGCGTGCCCGCCGCGATGCCAAACGCGCGGCGAACCGCGCCAAGCGCCTTGAATCATGCACGCTTGAAGAGGTGGCCGACATTGACAACCTTTACAGGTGCGCACGCGACTGCGCCCACGGCGTGGCGTGGAAGTCTGCCGTTCAACGCTACCTTGCAAACATCCTGCCGAACGTCCTAAAGACGCACGCCGACTTGATGGCGGGCAACGACATTCGGCGCGGATTCGTTGAGTTTGACATATTCGAGCGGGGCAAGCTTCGGCATATCACGTCCGTGCATTACTCTGAAAGGGTGGTGCATAAGGCGCTTAACCGCCACGCGCTGGCACCGGCGATCTGGCCGACGCTCGCGCCGGGTTGCACGGCCAACATCAAGGGGCGCGGCACCGACTTTGCCGTTTCGCGCCTTAAACAGCAGCTTGCAAGGCACTACCAGAAGCACGGCGCAGAAGGTTACGTGCTGCTTGTCGATTTCTCTAACTTCTTCGGGAACATCGACCACGAGGCCACCAAGCGGCTAATTGACAGGGCGCTAGATGACGAGAGAATCAAAGCGCTTATGTACGCGCAAGTTGATTCCCACGGCATCCGTGGCCTTGGGCTTGGCAGCGAGCCGAACCAGATACTAGCCGTGGCGCTGCCAAGCCCCGTAGACCATATGTTGCTGCGCACGCCTTGCGTGCTGGCATCCGGGCGCTACATGGATGACCTTTATTGCATCGCCCTTGACAAGGCGGACTTGCGCGGGGTGCTTGCCGACATTCGGCGCGAGTGCGCGAAGCTGGGCATTGTCGTTAACGAGAAGAAAACCCGCATCGTGAAGCTGACGCGCGGTTTCACGTTCCTAAAGAAGAGGTTTAACTATGGCGAAACTGGCAAAGTCATTGTTCGCCCGTGCCGTTCCGCCGTAACACGGGAGCGGCGCAAGCTGAAAAAGCTTGCGGCGTTCGTGGAGCGCGGCGAGATGACGCGCGACCAAGCATTGCAAAGCTACCAATCTTGGCGGGGTTCGATGATGCGCCTTGACGCACGGCGAACCGTCGCGAACATGGATGCGCTGTTTACCCGGCTTTTCGGATAGCAGCACAAACACACCAACAGCAAGCCAAGCCCGCCATTGCGCGGGCTTTCCTATTGTTAGGGGGCAAAACATGGCATTCACAGCCGAAGAGGAAGCCGCGTTGCGCGGCATCATCGCAATTTACAAGACGCAAGCGCCGTCATTGTCCGATGACGTGGCAGAGATTGCCCCGGCGCTCTACGACCAGTGGACAGGCGACGGCCATTATTACACCGCCGGTGAGCGCGTGGAGCATGGCGGCACGCTCTATGTGTGCTTGCAGCCGCACACGTCGCAAGCAGACTGGGCACCGGCAGCAGCGCCGAGCCTTTGGGCGCGTAACCTTGCCGCAGCCGACAGCCAGGGCGCAACGGACGTGCCCGCATGGGAGCAGCCGGACAGCGTGAACGGATACCCAACAGGCGCGGTGGTCACACACGGCGGCAGCAAGTGGCAATCGCTTGTTGATAACAACGTTTGGGAGCCGGGGGCGGCTGGCACTGAAACGCTTTGGCAGGTGGTGGACTAATGATTAGCGCGGCTGGGCAGCAGCTAATAACGTCAATCGTCGGAATCATCGCCAGCGGCGTTATAGGTTTCCTCATTGCCAAGGTCACGCACCTGTCAAAGTTCGAGAAAGCCCGCGTCGAGATCGAAAAGGCGATGGCGCGGCAAATGATCTTCGACGCTTACGAAGATTACGTGGTCAAGGGCAAGAAGCTGACTATTGCCCGATACGACGAACTGTTGCGCATCTTCGACGCGTACACGGCTCTTGGCGGCAACGGAACCGCAAAGCGATACATGGAAGCTATCAAGGCGCTAAAGCCTTATCTAGTCGTTGACTAAGGGGGACATTATGAACGATCTGAAAATCAACTTTCTTGCCCGCGCAAAGAACAAGCTGTTTTGGATGACGCTAATCCCTGCGCTGTTCCTGCTTGTGCAGATGGTGGCCGCTATTTTCGGCTTCAATTTCGACCTGTCGGAACTGCAAGGCCGCGTGGTTGCCGCCGTTGATGCGCTGTTTGCCGTGCTGGTGATCCTTGGCGTTGTGGTTGACCCGACAACCGAGGGTTTGGGCGACAGCGCCCGCGCGATGACCTACACCGAGCCAGCACCACGAAGCACCTTTGGCGATGATGCAAAATGACGGTCTACATTTCCCAAGCATCTTGCGACGAGCGCGGCAAGTACGTTGGCGGTCAGGCTGGCAACCAGTCCGGCACCGAACTGAACACGCGCACGTACTACAGCAGCAGCGCAAACCCGTGGGTTACCTACCGCGCTAAGGATGCCGCCACCGCAAGCAAGATTGCAAACAGCGCGGCGCAAGCTGTTGCCAATATGCACATTGGATATGACCAGTACGAGCGCAACACCGTGCGCACGCAAGCCATGGCCGTTTCGTGGGTCATGTCGGCGATTAAGAAAGATTGCGAATGCGACTGCACGAGCCTTGCGGCAACCTGCTGCATCTGCGCCGGTCTTTCCGACGCTGCCTTATTCAAGGGCGGTAACCTCATGTACACTGGCGACGCGGCAACAAAGCTTGTCAACGCCGGTATGCAGCGCGTGGGGTCTGGGCTTGCGGAATCGGCGTTGCGCTTGGGTGACGTGCTGGTGCGCGACGGTCATTGCGTGGTTGTGACCAGTGCGCCCGCGCAATCTGGTTCGACTGCTACGCCGTCAAAGCCGACAACAGCCGTTAGCGGCTCAATTGACGAACTGGCGCAAGCGGTGATTGCCGGACGCTTCGGCAACGGCGATTCGCGCCGCGCTGCGCTGGGCGACAAGTACGAAGCCGTGCAAAAGCGCGTCAACGAAATGCTTACCGGCACCGCTAACGCGCCCGGAACCTCAACAGGAACGCCCCGCATCATCGCGGGCACCTACAAGGTTATTGCGTCAAGTCTTAACGTCCGTTCCGCGCCGTCGCTGTCCGGGTCTGTTGTCGCTTCGTATGGATACGGCGACAAGATCAACAGCATTGCGGCTGACGTTGTGGAAAAGGACGGCTACACGTGGGCGCACTATACCGCATACAGCGGCGCGACGCGCTATGTTGCCGTCGGCACGTCCAACGGGTCTGAAAAGTACCTTGCCAAGTGCTAGTCGCGAAAACACACGTTCAAACGGGGCACCCTGATAAGGGGTGCCCCGTTTTCGTGCGTTACAGGGCAAATACGCAAGCCGCCTATCTGGTATTTTGTAGATTGCCTATGACGGCAAACCAGTTGCGGTTTATTTGCAGATAGCAGGTTTCAAGGCTTATAACCGTGTTCGCCCTATTTATACTAGGCTCCACCAAGACTTATCGAGCGCCTACTTCGGTAGGCGCTCGTTTTTGTATACCGCGCAGGGAGTCGAGCCCCGCGAGGGGCGAACAGCCCCCAGGTTTGTTCGCAGCCAAGTGTTTTGGCTGGTGAGGCTTGCTTTTAGGAAAACCTTTCAGGTTGCTTTCAGGTGTGTGTGGGTTTCGTTTCCGGGGTGTGCGGTATTCGTGATTCGCTTTCGCCCCGTCGGCAGGATTGAAATAATAACGCCCTGACCACAGTGGGGAAACTATCTCAACTGCCTTTTACGGCAGAACACAGGGCCCGGTTGGGAGGGCCGTGCGCTGTGGGATGAGAAAGAGCGCGTCGGCGTGAGCCGCGCGGCAGAGATGCCCGGCATACTGGCTGGGCAGCGAATGAAAGGTTGAGGGATTCATGAAATTCACCTCGTTTATGAAGAGCTCCGCTCTGAAGGGTGCCGGCGCCATGGTGCTGACCGTGGCCCTGGGCGCGGGCCTGGTCGGCTGCGGTGGCGGCATCGGCGGCGGTGCCGTGGCTGCCACGGTGAACGGCCAGGAGATTATGGAGCAGACCGTGACCGACTACGTCGCGCAGTTCCGCACCGATAGCGGCCTGGAGTCCGATGAGGAGTGGGGCAAGTGGATGGTGGCCAACGGCTACACCCCCGAGACCGTGCGTCAGGAAGTCATCGACTACTACATCAACCAGGATCTCTACGATCAGGCTGCCACTGAGTACAATGTGACCGTGGAGCAGACCGATATCGACGAGGCCCTGAGCCAGACCAAGAGCATGTTCGAGAGCGACGAGGCCTTCAATGAGGCTCTTGAGGCGAGCCAGATGACCGAGGAGGATTACATCAACGAGGTGATCCGCCCGAATCTGCTCCAGACCAAGCTGGCCGATGCCGTGGCTGCCGCTGAGGGCGAGGGCGAGGGCGAGGGCGACGATGCCCTGCTCGCCCAGGCCCAGTCCATGGCCGATCAGCTGAACGGTGCGAAGCGCTCCAGCCACATCCTGCTCACCGCCGAGGGCGACGAGACCGATGAGGCCCTGCTGGCCCGTGCCCAGGAGCTGCTGGACCAGATCAACAACGGCGACATCTCCTTCGAGGATGCCGCTGCCCAGTATTCCCAGGATTCCGGCAGCGCTGCCCAGGGTGGCGACGTGAACTGGGACAAGCTCGGCACCGGTTTCGTGACCGAGTACCAGGAGGCCCTGGACGGTCTTGAGAAGGACCAGATCGTGGCTGCCCCCGTGAAGAGCGAGTACGGCTACCACATCATCAAGTGCACCGACGTCTTCACGGTTCCCGAGGGCGGCATCACCTCCACCGATCAGCTGCCGGCCGAGTTCCTCGACACGCTGAGCTACATGCAGGAGGCCAACACGAGCCAGAACTTCGCTACCTGGTTCGAGGAGTACCGCAACAACGCCCAGATCGAGATCAACCCGATGCCCGAGGGTCTGCCCTACGCCATCGACCTGACCCCCTATGAGGAGCAGGCCGCTGCCGACCAGGCGACTCCCGAGGGCGACGCCGCCGATCCCACCGCCCAGGACCAGACCGACGGGCAGGCTCCGGCCGCCGACGGCGAGGGCGCTGAGGGCGCCGATGCCGCTGCTGCTGACGATCAGGCTGCCGCCGAGGGCGATCAGGGCGACGCGACGGCCGATGGGGCTGCCGCCGAGGGCGCCGATGCGCCCGCCGCTGACGGTCAGGCCGACGCGGCCGGCGAGCAGGATGCCGCCGCAGGCGACCAGGCTGGCGATCAGGCCGCTGACGCCGGCGCTGCTGACGGGGCCGACCAGGCTCAGTAGCCGCCGCTCATTCACGGTTCCGCTTATATCTTCGGTTCCATTCGGGGGCCCGCTTCGGCGGGCTCCCTTTTTTGTATGGGCAAGAGGGGAAAACTGACTCAACGTTTAGTTTTTCGCTCATAAAAAGCCAGATGAGACCGTTAAAGTAACAAATTAGCAACATGACCGTTAGCAAGCCGTTACCCCTTTGACAACAAGGGGAGAAGTTCTACAATCCTTTACTAAGTGTTACTGCGCCCAAACTCTATCCTCATGACGATTGGCGATTTGTGAGGACGGGGGGGGGACACTTCAAAAGAGCCTTTTGATCTGGTGATTTGAAGGTTGAGAGACGGAGACGCTGAAGCGAGAGCGGATAACAGGGTTATTGAGGGTATGGCAATGAGCGAATATAAGCAAAATCATCATAATTCTGAGAAGACAGATGGTGGCGTGCAAGTGGATGCGCGGCAGAACACAGGCCGCCCCGCCGCGGTCGATAGCGGGGCCCATTGGCGCACGCGGGTGCCTGCCAACGCGACGGCGGCGGTGCGCCTGGCCGAGGGGCATCCGCCCGTGAACCTTTTCACCACCAAGACCTGGGTGCGGGTGCTCTCGGTGCTGCTCTCGCTGTTGCTGGCCTTCACCATGTTCGATGCGACGGCGCTCGTTTCCTATGCCGACGAGCTGCCCGGCGACGAGGTGCCCGCGACCGATGACGGCGGGGCAGATGATGCGGAAGAGGCGGGCCGCCAGGCGGCTTTGGCCTGGGCCTCCAGCGTTCAGTCCCAAGATCTCGATCCCGATGCCCTGGAAGCCCTGCTTCCCGAAGGGCTGGTGGAGCCGACCGAGGTGCTTCCCCAGGTGACCGTGGCCACCGAGTGGGGCGACTCCGAGGAGGCCCAGCAGGCTGCCGAGGAGGCGGCCATCGCGGCGCGGCTGCGCCCGAACCTCGTGGCCTCCGGGGCGCCCTTCAGTGCCGAGGCGGGCTTCTATGTGAAGGGCCGTCGCGTACAGGCCGCCTTTGAGCTGGGCGATCTGGGCAAGAGCTTGGAAGGTGGCTACCTGGCCGGTTCTAAGCCCGGTGACCGTTTCGTATTCACCCTGGAAGCTCCCTATCTGTATACCGATGATGCGGGAGCCGTGGCCACGACCTATGCCGAGGAGGAATGGCGCTTGCGCCATGCCCTGGCCGATCAGGCCGATCGTGTGACGGCTGGGGCCGAGGATGCCGCCGCTACGCTGGACGAGGCGCGGGCCGCGGCGGCCGAGGCCGCCCTCGATGCCGAGGCCGCTGCGGGCGCCATGCGGGCGGCCGTGTTCGCCGAGGCCCTGCCTGAGGGATGGTCGCTGTGGCAGGAGCACTACGGGATGTACCGCGCCGTGACCGACGAGGAGCTGGCTGCGGGCGTGTCGGGCAAGCTCGTGCTGCGCTACGACGGCAACGACGGCAAGCTGGATGCGGCGACGGAGCTGCCCTCCCTTGAGTTCGGTCTCGTCGGCGGAGTGCCCGAAGGCACTCCCGTATCCATATACTATGGATACGAACTCCATTCCTTCACCGCTGCGCCCGATGACGCTGAAGACGCCGAGGGCGCCCAGCCCGAGCCCCAGTACGACGATGTGAAGCGCGGGGCAGTGGGAACCTATGCCCTCACCAACGAGCGCAGCAGCATCGCAGCGAACCTGAGCGCAGAAGTGGTGCGGGCCGAGATGCCCCGCACCAGCGATGTCTCCGGTGCCGGCTATCTGGCCCATCTCGTGCGCTACGAGGTGCCCGAGGATGCGCCTGCGGTACGGGCCTGCGCTCTGGGGGCGTTCTATCCCTCCGACAGCGCCGGCCGCGGCGGTTTGGGCCTTGAGACCCTTATGGCCTACCGGGTTGATGACGAGGGCAATGCCGTGGCGAACCGGATAAACGGCGTCGTGAACACGGCCGATGAGGTGCGCGAGGCGGAGCGTTTCGTGGGCGTGCCCGGCGAAGACGGCCTCATCGTGCTGGATGTGACCGACCTGTCCGAAGAAGAGCTGGCGAGCCTCAACCCCATGAAGGCCTCGTCCTTGGAGGCCTTGGGCTTGGCCCCGGTGCCCTACGCCGTTACCGAGGACGGTCGTGTGCAGCTGTCCCGCACCGGCGAGGACGGCGCGATCGCCCCCGGCGAGAGCCGCACGCTGTACGTGGCTGCCCCCTTCCACGAGGCCTCGGTAACCTTTGCCGAGGGGGCGCGGGAGTCCTTCCCGGTCACGGCGGTGTTCGACGCGCAGGTGGCGGCGGTCGGCGACGGGGTCGATGGGGTGTATTCCCAGTGCCTCACCACCGAGACGCCCTTTGCCGCCACGGCCATGGGCGACGGCTTTCTCACCGATGAGCAGTCTGAGGCGGCCAACCAGACCAGTGGCGCCATTGTGCCCACGGCCCCCGAGCTGGTGGTGCCCGAGCCCGATGAGGACGCCGAGGCCGATGACCCCTCATCCGCGCCGGCCCCCGAGCCCGAAGCCCCGGTGATCGCGAAGGATCCCGACGACGGCGATGCTCCCGAGAACTATCGGGAGCGCCCGGATCTGGCTCCGCGCCAGCTGCTCTCGGCCTTCACCGGCTCCACCTATCTGACGCGCACCATGCTGGAATCGCCGGGCATCCGCCCCTTCGCCAGCGAGACCGTGGAGCGTCTGCCCACGACGTACCTGGATCCGAACCTGCACATCGGCAACGGCACCGCCGTGCCCGGCCAGACCAACACCGTCATGATCAAGACGGGCGACACCATCTATATGACCTTGCAGCCGAACCCCACGTACAAAGACGGCTATCTTGGCCGCTCCGACGGCTACGATATGGCCGATCGTCGCGCGGCCGCGGTCATATTCACCCTGGACATTCCCTATCTGTACTTCGATGCCAAAGGCCCCAAGGAGACTGTGGACCGCGCCGAGTGGGAGAAGGGCCAGCAGATTGCGAACCCGAAGTACCCGAACCAGTTCCAGCGCCTGTCCTACAAGCCTGACTCCGACGCGGTGAACCGCTACGACTTCTCCCAGGACGGCGTGAACTGGTACACGTCCCAGGAAATGACCGATCCCGAGAACGGCCTGATCAAGCAGGGCCTGTCGGGGCGCTGGTACCTGCGCTACAAGTCCACCAGCAACGACAAGCAGTATCAGCTGCACAGCGGCGCCCAAACGCTGACCGGCGAGATCAAGTTCGAGGGCTCGGTACCCGACAACACCGGCGCCACGGCGAAGCTCGGCTATTCCTACAACAACTACACCAACGCCGACGGCACTGAGAAGAGCGCCTCGTGGCCCACGGAGGTGGCGCCGGGCACGGGTCGCGCCCCCGGTGCCGCCAACGTGCTCGTGGCCACCTTCATCCAGACCAACCTGCGCTGGGCTCTGCACAACGAGAGCCTGAACACGCCGGTGCTGTGGAACAAGTACAACTACGCCGTCTACAAGGTGCAGGTGGAGAACACCTCCGATACCCGCGAGTCCGAGATCGACTTCTTGAACTACGTGCTGTTCTTCAAGGCAGGTTCGGCGGCTACCTCGGGCATCCGTCTCCAGGACCTGCTCACCTGGAAGCGCGACGCCAGCGGCGCCTACGTGCCCAACGAGAGCTTCAGCGCCACCGAGAAGGGCGCGAGCTACATCGGCGTGCCCGGCCAGGGCGGCGCTCTCATCTACGACGTGTCCACCCTGACCGATGAGGAGATCGCCTCCATCGATCTGACGGAGTTCTCCAACGTGGACGAGCTGGGTCTCGAAGAGCTGCCCTATGGTACTGGTGGCAAGGAAGGCCAGATCACTGTCGATATCCACGAGGATGACATGCCCTATGGCAAGCACCTCATCTCCCATACGCCCGAGGCCGACAAGACCCTCGAGGGGGCGCCCCGGCCCGAGGACGAGTCCGATGTGCACACGCTGCTCGTGGCCATGCCCTACACGACGAACTACGGCAGCATATCCGGCGGAGTGGGGAAGGCCTATCTGGATGCCTATGCGACGGTGAACTTCGGCAACCGAGGCTACGATGAGGACGGCAACTCCAACGACTACCAGTGGATGAAGAACCTGCGCGTGGATTCGGCGTTCGCCACGCCGACGCGGGGCCCGTCGCTGACCAAGCTGGCCCAGAACCCGGAGAATGCCGATAACTGGGAGAGCGCCCAAAGCGCGCCCCTTGGCGAGATGGTCACCTACCGCATCGGCAATATGCAGAACAAGGGTAATACGCCGCTGTTCGGCCAAAACCCCGATACGTCCTATGGCGTGGAGCTGTCCGACCAGCTTCCGAGCGGTTTTCAGCTGGCGGGCATTACCATTCGCGTGGACGAGAGCGATGAATCCGAGGTCGTGCGCACCGAGACTCCCGGTGAGCCTGGGGAAGACGGCGAGCCCGGCGAGCCCGTCGTGACCGAGACGCGCAACCCCAAGCTGTCGGACTGGTACGATACGACCGATGGCACCCAGGCCAATGTGACCGAGGGCGGCAGCGCCCAGCAGAAGACCAATGTGGTGCAGTTCCAGACCACGGATATGAGCGGCAAGAACCCCCAGTGGGTCTCGCTGACGCTGCCCCAGAAAGTGGAAGAGGGAACCGGTCCTGACGGGAAGTACGTGCTCTACCGCCTCGGCGACGACGAGCGCGCCAGCCAGGGCATTGCCGAAATGCTGGAGGCCCAGGGTATCGCGGCGGTGCCGGGCCGGCGCTACGAAGCCGGCGCTGCGCCGACCCGCAAGTTCACCGGCCTGTTCCGTGTGCTGTTCAAACATACCTTGCCCCAGCCGGCAGCGGGCGAGTCTACCATGCGCATTGCCAGCTCGGTGGACGTGCACGGCGTTATGATGGAGGCCACATCCGACGGCGCGAACGGCTACTATGACAACAAGGCCGACCTCACCTACGGCGAGCGCTTGTGGACTCCGAGCGGCGTGGGCCCCGATTACGGTTCCTTCTCTCAGCCGAAGAAGACGACCCAGGCGGCCAAGGCCACGTTCCGCCAGGTGCAGACCAATCCGCTGATCACGGCGAAGGTCTTCTCCATGTACGACGGGTCTGGCGCGACCGACTCGGCCATGGAGAAGGAGGCCGACAAGCGCAACGCATTGGTGAACGAGCCCAACGCCGGATGGCGCTTCCGCTTCGGCAACACCTCCGCTTCGCGCATGGCCCCGGCCCTCATCAACATCGGCCCTATCCCCGATGGCTTCAAGTACATCAAGGATCCCGCCACGGGCAATATGGTGCTCGACCCCACCTCGTCGAAGAAGTCGCAGTTCATAGCCAGCGCGGTGAAGCTGGGCCCTGCCTATATGGGCACCTACGACCCCGATACGAACACCTATGCCGATGACGCCGGGGCCAAGGTGGAGAAGGTCACCCTTACCTATTATGCCACCACGGCTGCCAGCGACGTGACCAAGCGCACGCTGGAGATTCCGGGGAGCAAGCTGCTGGACTACTTCAAGCCCGAAACGAAAAAGAACCCAACGACTGGCGTCATGGAGCGTACGGGCAACTATGTGCTCACCTGCGCAAACTTCAACATCGGGTACCTTTTGAACGTCGATATCGAGCTGGAGCAGTTCACGAATAACAAGACCGTGGACGCCGCCCGGGCCATGGTGGAGATCATCGGCACCCCCGAGAGCGTCGGCGAGCTGACGGTGGCCGCCCGCTTCGGCACCGACTATGAGAATCCGACCGGCAACAAGTCAGTGAGCGGCCAGGCTACGCTGAATTCCATGTTCGTGCCCATCAAGCCCGCCGTGGCCGCTTCCTACGGCTATGTGGACAACACGGGGGCGCGCAAGAGCAACGCCGCCGTACCCTATCGCTGGGGCGACAAGGCCGATGAGATCGCGTACTTCCGCTATGATCTGTCGAACAATTCTCCCTATGACATCAGCAGCTTCGACGTGGATATGGTGATCAACGGCACGAAGCAAGAGGCCCTTTCCGATGAGGCCGGCGCGCCGTCGGTATGGCGGGGCTTTTTTGCCCGGTCCCTTTTGGTGCCCCGCTTCGCCTCTGGGGCGGCG